GATACTGAAAAGAGGCTAGCTTTTTATTTCTTTTATAAGTTTTAAGAAGATCATCTTTTTGTTTAGTTGTGAATATTCCTCGAATACGCTTATTTAATTTGTAGTGTTCAGCAGGAGAAATGTGATTTTTTTGAGTTAGACTACCTGTTTCTTTTATCTTTAACACTTTTACCACCCCTTGATGCTAGCCTTCATACAAAAGATACGTTATTTATCGTTGAATGTCAACTATACCAATCTTATTTATGGCGAACCGAACTTTGTTCTTATATATACTTTTATTCGTTTTCAGTTTCACCCAGTTTCACTATTGTTAATTATTGTTTATTTTCCCCAGATTTCTTTTTTTAAAGTAAACCATACCAATCAGTTGATTCAAAATGATCAAATTAAAAGCCCCTCACCTCGAATTACAGAGATGAAGGGCTTAATTGCTATTCTACAAACTTGTTAATTAACTTATTTCCACTAATGTACATCCCGTTCCCAAGCTGAAGCCTTGATGTGTGGCCGTACTTCACCACTTTTTTAATATCGAATTTTGTGCCTGCTTTAAAGTTATCCACTTTTTGCTTCAAAGCAATATCCTTATATCGGTTAGTTCCCCTTACCGATTGCACGGTTTTAACTTTACTAGAATATGTGTAGTAAAGGTTGTTTACATATGCCTTGTTAGCCGTAATCCACAGACCATTATCCAGCTGAATTCGCTTACCCGCCAAGGTCTTTGTTTTAAGCTTTGTGCCAGCACCGTAAGTCTTTGCAACCTGCTTACCAGTCCCCACATTCTTGACATCTTTATAGGCTTTAACTGATTGTTTGGCGTACATCCAAACAGGTCGCCAGGTGAAGTATTCGGCTTTCTTGGGCTTGCTTACTGTGGATAAACCATCAACGCCACTCTTCAAATCTTTAGCGAATTGGGCTTTGCTAATCCCCCACTTTTTCAAATAGCCATATGGATCAACGTGATCACCGCCAAAGTTATTTGTTACCCACAAATGAGATTTAATTCCGTTGCCGGCGCCGTCTAGAGTGAGTGGAATATTGTACTTATTCGCATAATACCGAATCAACCAAATATAACGCTTGTAGGATTCCAAGAACCTTGCCTTACTATCAACGTGGGCTAATTCAACTTGCATTGGCGAATACGGGTTAGCATTCAATGCGCCCCAAGCCACATAACCCGGCTCACCAACTTGATAAATAGCGGTATCATCCACAATAAAATGCGTATAAGCAGCATTCCAGTGTTGCTTCATGTAACTAGCTTCATTCTTTGCGCTGTTAGCACCTTTGTTGTTGTCGTTGCCCGTGTCATGGACGATGATAAACTTTCGGGATGCAGTCCGGTTATCACCTTGTCCGGCGCTTAAAGCATAGCTACGATTAATTTTATAACCCATTACTTTTCATCCTTTCCAGAAAAGCCTTTGAAACCGTCAAACAGACCGCTGGTAAAGCCACCAATTAGTAGCCCAAGTACGGCACCCGAAAGATAATTGCTATCGGCATTAATTACCATTGCTAACAATCCGGCTAACGCTCCGATAAGCATTGATACCCAAGGCATCCATTTGTTATCAAGCTTGGTCATTTTTAAAGCTTGTGTGAAACAAAAAACGACCGCAAAAATCAATGACATTTCCGCAGTCGTCCCCAAATTCAGTTGTTGAATAAAGTCCAAATTATTCACCCTCCTTTAACATTTTTATTTCTTTTTTTAACCGTTCATTCTCCCTCTTTAACTTGGTGATCTGCTGTTTCTGAGTCAATGGCTTGTTAGACTGAATCCTAGCAATCCAAACAGGTACGTACCCCACAGCGATAGCCGAGATGGTTGAAAGAATGGCGGTGATTACTTTATCGCTGATAATCAATCATCTCCTGTAAACGCATAAGATACGATGCGACAGATCACACCTCCTGTTAAAACTGCACCTGGACTAATAAACATGCCAATTTCAATATCGCGGATGAGAAATCCCAAAAAGAACGGCATCCATGTACCAACCAACAAGCCAATCATGATTGGCCGGGCGTAGAACCAATGAATGTCCCAAATGCTATAGATGAAAGCAAAGGTACCAACTACAGCAATTGCAAAGATTGAAATCGGATCATCTAATTTCCCCACCAAGGTTCTTCCTGGTGGCTTTAAATCAAAAAAATTAGTTTGAATAATAAACACGACAGCTATCGCATAGGTTTCGACTGCCGTCCACAGCCAAAATTGATTCTTTTTATAATGATACAGAAATTTATTTTCCATAAAAAATACACCTCACTATTTTTCGGCGGGTGCAACATAATCTTTTCCAGTAATCTCTTTGTACTGTTCCGGAGTGATTGAAACGTTGACTGCAAAACTAATGTCAGCGCCCCAACTATTGAAATTCTTCAACATGGTTAAGCTCGGATATGATTTTAAGTCCATAGTTATTTTGCCCCTTTCAATGTGTCAATGTCTGCTTGCAATTGCATAATTTGCTTGGTAGTTTCCAAGAATGTTTGTTGATACTCTTTAGTTTTCTGATCAAATAGCTGACCAGCCTCTACTTGCGCTTTAGTAGCTTCAACTAAAGAAGTCTGGATAGCAGTGAGTTCCTGCGCTTGTTTCTCAATTAACTCACTCTGTTGCTTAATCGTGTCCTGTGCCACCGCCAGTTGTTTATTAACCTGCTCAACCGTTGGTAGATCAGAGTTGGCTGGCGCATGTACGACGCCTGTTTCATCCACACGATAGTGTTTATAGTTAACACCGAAGTCAATTTCATCATCGGTGGCAATTGTGATTTGTTTCCACTGCTTTGGATCATCATTTTTTGTGAGTTCTTCATCTTTTCTGGTGATGTAACCTTGCTCGTTTAATTGAACATAGTGTTGTGCCATGAAGGCACCTCCTTTAATTATTTAAATCCTGCAACATATAAAGTGTCATTCAAAGTACCGGGCGAACGGGTACCCAACAAAGTAGTAGCGATGCCAGCGGTTGAAGATGAACTTAGAGTTATTGAATTTTTATAGGTTAAAACGCTAGACCCATTATTAGCGTTTAAAGAATTTTCACCACCGAAATCTGTTTGTGTATGAACAACTTGCCCAGTTCCAGACCACGGCGTCTGAAAAGTCGTAATGATTTTCGATAAGTCAATTTTAAAATCATAATTGGATAAGGTTTTTCCATATTCCGAATCTGCAACAAAGATTAGCCTTAATTTCTTTTCAGCAATTATTTTTTGGTAAAGCATATCAATATTGAACAAACCACCAACATCAGTAGTTATTAATTCATGCCAGTTATTATCACCCTGATAGACTAAATTGCTACCGTGATAAATCTTAGTAATTCTTCCTGTTCCGTTTTGAATTACCATGCTAATAGCCCCCAGTCGTTGAGGGCCTTTGAGGGTAGCTATTATAGTTTAGATAATATCTACCCCCCCCCCGAACTCGATAACTGTTTGTTTATACATTTTTACTTCCTCCTCGTACTATGAAATTGTTGCAAGATTGTTATTAGTAACGACCAAAAAAGTCGCTATATCTAATGAAGATGTAGCGGTACCGCCTGTGGTAAAAATTAACTCATTGTTTTTGATATAGCCTGTATGCAAGCGTGAGCCTGAACGTATTTCCAAATATACATCTGCGACATTTACTGTCTTACTAGTTTTTACTTTAGCAACAACAACATTTAACGGAAATGGTTTTGTAATAATCAACGATCCCGTTAATTCACCTTTGGTAGGATTAGTTGGATCTACCATAATTCCTGTAGCATTCCTTCCCCCAGGTGGGAGGACATCTCCAACATACTCAATAGGATAAAAAAGAACCCCAGATTGTTCATATACTTTATCCGAACCGTAAAAATATTTCTCGATTTCTTTTGCATTCGTACTAATAGCCATTAGTTCCCCTCCTCATAGATTCGATAATCAGCGTCTGGTACCTTTGGATTAGTCGCATCGAATTGTGCTTGGGTGAGGTTCACAAAGTCACTTGGCACGTGACGTTTACTAAATTCAGCTAAAGTGTTCTCCTTTGCTTGATCGATGGCTGCTTGTTTAGCTGTTGCGATAGCAGCATCAACATAATCTTTCGGCACATATTCCACGCCAGAAATGTTTACCGGTGCTTTTTCAAACTTGTTAATGCCCTTAAAAGTATTATCTTTGCTCAACTTAGCAAAGTCTGAATCATCAATTTTTACGGAGGCAATCGCATCTTGTACAAATTTAATCGTCGCTAACCCGTCAGAGTCGAACACAACCGTCATATTAGCCTTATCGCCAACCACAACCCGAATGGTCATGCCAAATCGAAGTGTCACCTTGTCGGCAAAATCCGGCATGTACTGTGGATGTTCTTTTTCTGCTGTTGTGATGGCATAAAGAATTTCCCGTTCTTTCCCGTCCTCTTTGGCGTAAACGCCCATCGCCATAATGCTGTATGACTTAGTCAAACCGGTATTCAGGAACTGTAGCCGAATGCCTTGAACGGCTGGGGCGGTATCTTCTTGCCCGACAATTGAGCCATCTTGAATTTTGTTAGGAATAGTTGTCATGGCTTTTAATTCATCTTCGGTCTTACTTGATAAATCATCAGCCGTGCTTTCGATTCGTATAATTTTAAAACTTGCATCCCCATGTGCTGCTCGACTAGCTAAGTCAACTCCGGCATTTGTAAGAATCGTATCATTATATTTACTCAATTAGTTGTCCCTCCTTTGCTTTATTTTCGGTTTCAATGACGAACTGATGAACCACGCCGATATAGAACGGCAACCGGCTTTCAGCTTCTTCATTAAGTCTTGCATTTGTGGATGTCTCGACTGAATACGTTGCGCCAACGCCAACAAATAAACTTAGTTGACTGTCAGCATCCGCTGTTGTCAGAATTGACCAATCAATGTTAGCCGGGACATAGACGTTTAACAGATACTTCAATCGGTCCATTTGGTCTTTACTAATGTCGTCGTACTTGCCAATCGCTTGCAACACATCTTTCACAGCATCAACTTCTACATCCACGGAGATTTCAAACGACTTTAACAACTCTCGGAAATATTTAATCGTAATTGAATGTGGTGGCAAAATCCGCATCAGAATATCGTAACGGCGATTTTCTAGTGACTTGCTTAAATCGGTCGGAATCTTTAATTCATACTCCATAATTGACAAGCCCTGACTATCTGCTTTCATCACAAAACCATTTAGAAGTAGCCTCGTCATTAAATCGACTTGCTTGTCAAAAGTGGGTTGCTCCGAGTTCAGTAGCTCAACTATTTCTTTAACCCCGTCATAATATTCGGGCATATAATCGATTAACTTCATGCCAAACTCACCTCACCCACCACCGGCAATTGAGATTTTTCTTCATCAAATACCATTGCTAAATCACTTTCTAATCCGTTCAAAGTTGGGAGCGTGGTATTTACCACACCTTCAACTTTCATGATTTCAGAGAGTAGTTGTGAACGGTAAATGCTTAGTGCGTAACCTCGACCGGTCTTGGTATCGACATTGTCCCAATCTTCCCGCCGCTTTTGAAAATAAGCTTCAATCGCTTTTTGAATCAGCGGTGTCAATTGTTCCAACGTTTTTTGAGGATCAACTTCGACTTTCGTCGCAATATCCACCGTGACTTTTTCCGGCGCCACTACAGTGACATCATGACCAATCGGCGCTAAGCCATAACCCTCACCATCTTTGGGCGGGTCAATTGCTTCCTTAACTTGCTTTAACAGTTCTTCGCTAGCCGGCATTAACTTATTATCTAAGATAACCAGCTTTACCGTGCTTCCGCCTTGCCAGGCTGGATAGATTTGCCCGGCGCCAACCGTATCAAGCTTGCTAAGCATGTCTTGATAATCCGCCACATTGCCGCCGTAAGCCACCCAATTACTAGGCGACAGCAGACGGTCACGTAAATGTTCATCGTCTTCCTCATCCCTTGCTGGAACGGAAATTTCTGTAATTTCAGCCCAGGACAAACTGTCATTGGGCGTCACTGGTAAGATTTGTCCCAGATAGCCGTTTGCCCGAGTACCGACTTCTTCAGCGACCAGTAAACCGGTTTTGTCCTCGTTAATTCGTTTGACATAATAAAAAATCGGTTCATCACCCAAAGATGCGAATCGATCATTAATATCAACGTTTTCAATTGTTTTTCCATCAGCATCCAGGAACTTAGCAGTCACTTGCGCATAGGTTGCTGCCTGCCTAATTGTGCCTTTCTCCTGGGCTTTTAAATCCAAGAACTCACCATCTGCTGTGGAAGTATAGGTTTCTTTAATGATCGTTTTTAACCGAATGGTTTCATCTGCCAATTCAGTAGCAGCAGGCGCCATTGCATCGTAAATCACTGAACCCTCTCGTTTATCGAGCTTATCCGGTACATTGTCCAGCATGGAATCAATAAAATAATCAAAATCCATGTCGTCCAATTCCGCTAGTAATTCTTCAGGATTCATCTACTAAACTCACCTCTGTTTCTAAGGGGATGAAACCATAGACGGTTTCACAAGAACCAGTTACAAGAAGCGTCGTACTATCGGTTTCATCTATCTCATCAACTGAAGTAGATAGTACCCGATCATCAGCCATTAATGCTTCGTTTAGCATCCGTTCAACCTCGACTTCTGAATACCCAAAATCTTTGCCGAATAGTTCCGGAAAATCGTTCCCATATTGATCGGAATAGATTGGATATACAAAACGTTCAGTTTTGAGAATCTTATCAATTGCTTGAACCATTGCTTCAAAACCATCAACCAGATTGATAATCCGGCCATCTTTAACTTGATAAGTGAGCGTCGGTTCAGTAACGTCTTCCACTTCATCGTCTACTTCATCTTCAATCGGCTCTTCTTCAACTTCTTCAATTTGTTCGTCCATGGCTACATCTCCTCGTCACTCACTTTTTCTAGTACATAAAATTGTTGGCCACCGTCTTTACGAATCATCGTAACCCCATCGCCCTGTTTTAAAGATTCATCCACCATCACGTCTTCAGTCCGGACAGTATCCGCATCGTTCTTGTAATCGTGATAAATCATTTTTTCCTTGTGCTTAGTCACGTGGCGGCCCAAAATTAAAAACTCTTCCGTGAGGATCATGCGATTAGAGACTTGAATTTTAAGGGGCTTTTCAGAAATAACGTTGCCAAACATGATATCAGAATAATCCGATTGATTACCACCACGTGCTTTCATCTGGTGTAACATCCATTCGCCAGCCATTACATCACCACCCGCATTTCAAGTTCAACATTAAAGTCAATCGTAAAGTTTTGAGTTGCCTTGGTAATTAATGCGTACTTTGTTCCAAAGCCTATATCTTTTAGGCTCTTAATCTTAACCGGCACAGAATTACCAGCTACTAAGTCAACGTTTCCAATGGCATTTAGCTTTAAAGAGTATTTTTGTTTGTTCTTAGCTTTCAATAAATCCTTAGCTCGCTGTTTCATTTGAGCGGCATTGGCTTTATCTTTAGCTTTTTCAACGAACTGTAACTTTCCCCAAGTATCAATTGAGTTACTAGAAGCTGTTACCTTGGTATAACTGGTATTCTTAGGGTCGTTGGCTTTAGTCTTTTCTTTCTTACCTTTTTTACCCTTTGCCGTGGCGGTGGTTGTTGACTTCTTTTTCTTATCTTCTTTGACAATCTGCACAACATTCGCAGCATCTTCAATCGATTTTTCAAACGTGAAGCCAGTCAATAATGATTTATCTCCAACAAAGAAATTCAACTTTTTGTATGGGTATTTGCGTAATTCCGCCGTGCCCCAATTATCCGCTAAGAAGTAACGATTGCCGGTCGCTCGGCGTACTGCTTTAATACTAGCTTTTAACATATCAAAATAACTTTTTGAATCGCAGACTTCCGCTGGGATTTTGTAAGCTGTTTGAACTGCCTTATACTTAACACCAGCTAATTTTGCGACAGTAGCAAAACGTTGAGAGAGTGTGGAAGCAGGGAACACTAATGAGTCTTGATTCTTAAAGTAACGTAACGAATCATAAGCAGTCACTTCAAAGATTTCTTCATCAGAATATTTCACATCAAAAATCTTACCCTTAAAGATTTTCTTGCCATTCCATCGAAACCAAATATCATCACCGTTGTGGGGTGTATACCCTTCATTTACTTCCACAAGTTTGAATGTTAAGATGCCAGCCGTGTAATTCATATCAGTGACTTTTTTCACTTCATGAACAATTTCTCTTAAATCCCATAAGGTTTTACTGCCCGGTGTTCGAGACACAAACGTTGTAATGCTCATTGTCATGCCCCCTTTACTGAACCGGCTTTAACCCAACCCCGATCACCACCAGAAGTAGTTACGATGTGGTAAGGGCATGGCGCACCTTTGGCGATTAAGGAAATCTTCCGTTGGGCGTTGCGTTCCGTTGCCCCGGCACCGTTGCCTTGTGAATCTCGATATAGCCGACCATTAACCGTTACGGTTGACCCTCGTCCCACCTTTTTAGGTGGAGCAGAGCGAGACTGACCTTTTTTTGTCGTCTTGGTTTTCTTGCCCTTTTTAGACTTCTTCACCTTGATGGCTTTGTACGGCTTGTACTGTCTTAGTGTAAAACTAAAAGGGTATTCTTCAGCAAAACCATTTTTCATACTAATTTCTAAAACATTCAAAGTCCCTTTGAAATTCATCTTAGTAGTTGAAACCACTAATCGAATTGGCTTACGAGCTTTGTAAGCCTGCTTCAACCAGTCAATATACTTTTGTGCCCCACTAAAAGGTTTATCAGACGCTGTATAATGCACGTCATCTGGTTCAAGGGGCAAGAAACTAGAAATTGAAACTTCACGGATTTTGGTATAGCCAGGGATGCTGATTTCACCAAGCTTGGAAACCTGAACGGTCTTGTTGTCTTTTTCCCATTTCAAAGTAATTTCAGCCGGATTAACCGGCAGTTGGATTGTGCCATTCTTACCGTTTGTGAGATAGAAGCCCATTTGTGTGTTCTTCGTTTTTTTCTTTTTTTTCTTAGCCAATTAGCACCCCTCCTAACCTTTCCCCATCGAGGCGCTATCAATGCCCTTCAAGTAGTTCTCAATCTTCCACAGAATAGTTTCAGCATCTTGCTCTGTGTTTCCAGACCCATTTAACTGAATCGCACCCGAGGCAATTGTGACTGAAGAAGCCTTGCTATTGCTTTGAGTTGTCTTGTTGTTTGTGACGTTGTTACCATATGGCGTTACCGAATCATTGAACGGTGTGGAAGTCGGGGCTGTTTGTGGTGCCGATAAAGCTTGGCGGGTTAAGACGGTTGGTGTGTTCAATGCACTGGTTAAGTTAGCACCAGTAGCCGCCGCATTGGCGATATTGCTACCAGCGTTGGCAACTAACCCTGTAGTGCCATTAATTCCTAATGCCATCCCTTGCCCGATATAATCACCAATTTCAGCAAACAAACGAGATGGTGAATGAACTTTAGCCGCCGCTCTAGCCGCTCTGTTCGCTTGAGCAACTAACGCATCCGCTGCCGCCGCAACCGCACCAACTTGTGAACGAATTCCGGCAGCTAAACCGGCACCAATCATTGCACCAGCGCCACGCATGGCACCAGCAGCCGAACGAGCCGCCGCAACTGCTTGATTAACTCCGCTTCGTACAGCAGCCGAAATCTGGGCACCGCCAGCCCGAGCGGCACTAGCCGCCGCTGACATCCCACTTCGAACTGCTCCCACAACGCCAGCCATTGAGGGACGCCCAACTCTTGGAGCAGGAATTGCCCTCAGATGTGGCATTGTTGGTTGTGGCACATGTGGACGGCCAACTTTAGGTGCTGGGATTGTTTTCAACCCCGTTGGCATAGCAGGTTGTGGAACTTTTGGTCGAGCCACTTTTACCTGCATTGTTTGGCCTTTAGGCATCGTTGGCGTTGGTACCTTTGGTGTTTCAACCTTGGGCTTAATTGGTGTTGCACTTGCTTGCTGTTGCAATTTAGCTAACGGATTACCAGTAGCGGCAGTGTCCGCCTGTACCTTAGCCTTGATAGGATTGTTTGCGGCTTGAGATTGTAGTTGACTAAAAACATTACCAGTCGGTAACTTAGGTGCGTCAATTCGAGGTTTTATCGGATTACTTGCGGCTTGAGATTGCAGTTGACTAAATATATTACCTGTCGGTAAGGAAGTCGGTGCTTCAATTTTAGTTTTAATTGGCTGCGCGGCTTTGGTTTGTAAACTAGTTAAAGAAGCCAAAGCTCCTCCTGTGTTGGCCGTTGCATTGATCTTTATATTGCTAGTCTTAGACTTAGTTTCATCAGCCTTAGAGCCTAATTTCCCCAATGCACCAATCACGGAATCTAGTGCTGGTGTTTTACCCAATCCGCTCAAGGCAGTTCCAATTCCTTTAACATCAGCGGCTGCATCGTGCATATATTTTGATGCCCCACTAAAGTCGCCAGTCAAAGCACTTGCCATCGCACTCAGTCCATTTACAACGGCGCCAATAGTGTGAATCACCGCAGAACCAGCCGAAACAATTTGTAAGAAAGCATCTGACAATGCCGCAAAGCCAACTGCTAATCCAACAATTACACCCACACCAATCATTCCTAACGCTTGTCCAAGTAGTTCAAATAAGGGCGCCACGCCACTCAATTGCCTACCTATCTCACCTAAAGCTTGCCCAAGAGGCGCAAAGATATTTCCTAAATTACTGAATATACTACTTAAAAAGTCTCGGATACCCATAAAATTAGTTTTCCAAGCCCAAACAGCAGCAACAATCAGTCCAGTAACAACTGCTAATGCTCCAACGATTGGTGCGGAAATTCCGGAAAAAGCCCCAGAAATAATTGCTGGAATTCCTTTTAAATGGCCTACAGCTTCTACAATTGCATTCAATCCACTCGCAACAATTGATAAACCACTCAACCCCATTGCCGCTACTTTAAAAGTTACCAGTGCACCAGCAATTGCGACTAAGGCACCCGGTGAGAGCTTCCCAACAGCGTTTGCCAGGGCTGAAATTCCATTAGCAGCAAATGTGATACCAGCACCGGTTAACGAACCAAGAGTACTAGCAAAATTGCCACCACTAAGGCCATTCAACTTATTTCCCAGACTTTGAATAGCATTCCCAACACTTGTAAAAATTCCCTTAACGGCTGTCAACGCACCCGTATTGGCAAAACCAGAGAAGAAGTCTCTCACTGCTCTACCAGCTGTGGTCAGGGCATTCACAACCCCTTTTGCGAAGCTAACTAAACCAGGAATCATTTTGTCGAAGTTTATATTGCCGATTTTATCCGTTAACGAACTAATCGCTTTAATGCCAACTTTACTCGTGCTATCAAAAGCATTTTGCAGTTTGTTGGCTAATGTTTCTTTAAGTCCATCAGCGGCTTGCCCCACAGTTTTATACTGTGTTGCCAATTTACTAAAGTTGGCATTTGTACCAGTTTTTGCAACCGCTTGAAAGAATTCTTTACTAGAAACTTTACCGGCTTGGATGTCCTTGATTAACCCGTTCAGATTGGTATGCATACTCTTAGCCACGGCAGCCATTCCGGCTGGAGTTTGTTCAAGCATTAGTTTAAAGTCCATCCACTGTAGCTTAGGTTTAGCAGCAGCTTGAACAGATTGCTGCATTAAGGTCTTCATTGCTTGCGTTGGGTTATCGGCAGCAGCCGCCAAACCACCTAGACCTTTAACCAATCCCAGTGAGTTCTTGGTACCAACAGCAGCAAATTGTGCGTAAGCACTTGCCATATCACTAGAACTGTAGATGGTTTGTTGAGCAAACTTCTGTAGGCTTCCACGCACAGTAGCAATTTGCTGTGGTGTTCTGCCAATCATCTTCATATTGCCGTTAAAGGTTTGCCATGCGGTACTTGACGCATTCAATTCGCCAACCATGCTACTGATACCGCTACCGATCATGCCAATCCCTTTAGTGATACCAGCACCTAGTACATTAGCTCCCAAGAATTGTTTGAACATGCCACTCGTCTTACCTAGCGTTTGGTTGGTACCCTTAAAGCCATTCAATGTTCCTTTCAGCTTGTCCATAGCCGAACCACTTCTTTGCAGTCCGCTAGAAAGTTTACTAAGTGCCGAACTGAATCCATCGTTAATGGTAATCGTAGCGCTAATATTGCTTCCCATAATTAACCTCCCTTCTATTTCTGATAAAGAAAAAGAGGCTAGAACTATCTGTTAGCTCTAGCCTCTCGTTTGCGCTCCTCTTCTTCACGCTTTATGCGAATATCAATACCAGCAATTACGAGGGCTTTTTCTTTAATTGACATCTTCAACCATTGTTGTGGAAGCCAATGCATTTCAAACATGGCATAGTGATAATACTCAAATTCTGTACCATCACCAGCTCCAATTATTTTTTTACTGTATCAACATCATCGTCAAGATTGTTATTAACCCCAACTAGGTCAGTAACCCGCTGAGTCAACTCATTAAGTTCGCTAAATTTAAGCATCTTCTTCAGCGTTTCAACTGGCTTGCCCATGGTGCCATAAGATTTTTGCAATTCTGCGCTATTCAAGTTGGGTTGAACGACTGAAGCCACCACTAATAGTTCAGCATATTTAGTAGCGTCGGTCTGTTCAACAACTTGACGGGTCCGTTTATCAACATGCCGCTTAGTTGCCTGCTTGGTTAACTCGTCACTTTCATCATTGGTAATTTCTTTGATAATGAACGGTGATTTGAAACGTTTGAAATGAACCTCCTCGGTAACTGGTTCATTAGAAACGTTTTGTGCTAAGAAGTCTGAAATATTTACTTGTGCCATGTGTTTGTCCTCCAGTTTAATTAAGCATCTTTAAAGCCGGTGAAGGGTTCAACTAGGTGAACGCCTTCAAAGGTAAAGTCCGATTCCCATTGCATAACGTCATCGTCTGCTTCGAAATCAGCAAACGGGACATCATCAAGGTTCACATCGTCGAGTTGGAAAGTTTGCTTTCCAGCAGCGGACGTTGGGTCTTCGATTGAACAGGTAGCTTGAAAATACAAATCTTTACCACCCTTGATATAAGGAAGTGCATGTTCCAGCCAGTTTGAGGTAATCACGTAACCGCCAAGCGTTCCTGTGCCTTCTACAGAGGTTGTCTTTTTATGTTTCCAACGGGAACCGAGGGTTTGAACATCTTCCTTATTTTTCTCTAATTTTGCTTTAAACTGATTACATTCAATCATCGGCCAGATGTTGCCGTCCATCGTCACAAAGATGGTGGCGTCCTTAGTCGAGATTGTATCTCGACCATTTAAATATTTACCTACGATTGATTCACTTTCATCGGGATTATAAGCCATGAATTGCTCCTCCTTTCTAACTTACAGAAATAACCATATACAGTTTCTCCATCGAATCGATCGGAGTTACTGATAACGTAACTAATACGGCATCTTTATCTTTACCAGGTTCAATCGAAATATCATCAGCGTCAAAGTCCGAAATAACCCCAGCAGTTTCAAGGTTACCCAAGTAAGAAACCCGATTAGCCTTAAATAAACTGCGGCCGTTACCATCATTGTTAACTTTACCGATAAACGTTGTTTCAAACGTTTCTTGCGTATTAGTAGCAATGGTATCAAGGGTTCTCAATACTCGATTCTTGCGGAAGTCATTTGGCGTATCTTCTGTGAATGTCGTAAGAGAGTTAATATCTTGCTCAACCACTACCGAGCCATCACGGCGGGCGGTAAAGACAACCCAGCCATGGTTTAAAGCGTCAATCGTTTGTTCGTTAGTGAACTTTGGGTATGCACTTACAGCGTTGGGATAAGTTTCGTAAGTCAGTGACTTGTCAGCACCAGCTGAAGAACTTGCTCCAGCAAACCAGCCAGCTGCTTGGGTGGCAGATAATTGCGTACCGTCGTCCAGTTCAACACCGTTAGAAACTACCGAAACGCCCTGATAATCGTACTTTGTGCCACCTTCATAATTTGGTACGACCGCCCGGACTTTGTAGCCCTCATCCTCACGAAGTCGTTTGACCATAGTTGCTACTAAGGCATGGATGTTGTCATCTAGCGCAAACCCGGCAGTCGTCACAACATTGTATCGTTCGGTCTCTAATGCATCGTTTAATATATCCGTGATCTCATCAGTCTTGGTTGTGCCGCCAGCTAATTTATAACTGGTTGAACCAGCCAAAGCTTCAAGTTTAGCCTGACCAGCAGTTAGCTTAAAATCAGCCCCGTCACCAGCAGCAGTTACTTCTGCCTTGGGTTCGGTGTTATCACCGGTAAAGACAATATCGACATAATCATTAACTTCAAGGCCACGAGCAGTGGTTGTGCGTACGACTTGGGAATCCACAACTTCAGTGCCAAAGATGGTTTTAACCGTAATCTTCGTTTCATCGTTGGGATCTTTTTCGACATCCACAGTGATGCTATTACCTTTGGTGCCAGGGTACTTTGCGATAAAATTCCAAGGCAGCGTAGCATCTTCAACCTTGGCTTTTTCACCATTGTTGTTATTAAGATACAGCACTGTAATAGCGCCTTTTAAAACTTCTCGTAAAGTTGCAAACTTACTATCAGATAACTTAGCACCAAGAAGTGCTTGAAAATCTGACTGGTTATTTAATTCTGTAACCCCGTTTTTGCCCCAGTTTAAATCCGTTGAGCCAATTAACAGCGTACGTCCTAAAGTTGTGTCGGCTTTAGGTTGCGGTGCACCCTTGGTGTTGATATAAGCACCAGGACGCACCTTGTTTTGAGTTGTCCAAGTTCCACCTGCCATTAATGAATGCCTCCTTTAAATTTGTTAATTGCTTCATTCGCTTCATCCAGCGAATATTGTTTGTCATCTTCTAAAACAAGCTTTAGAATGTCACGATCAGTGACACTAAAACCCGTGCTAGTTACTAATGCAGTTTTGCTATACATTCTTAATACCACCTCGATAGTTCATTGTTTGCTGTTTTAGCGTATGGTCTTCCGGATAAGTCCGAAGGTTAACCATAAAAGTAAAAGACAGTGTATTGTCTACCAGTTCGAACTCTCGGTTTCGAATTACCGCAAAACCATCTAACACTTGAAAGTTATCCAAAAGTAAATCTTGCATGGCTTCGATTTGTTCAGTAATCGGCTGTTGAGGGTCAGGGAAGTAAACCACCTGATAGTAATAACTTCGCTTTTGCCGTTTAAATAATTCCGGCTTGGAATTACTAGTAATCGGATGGATATAAAAAGAAGGCTCCTGGAAGCCTCCTTCTACTTGGTTAATATAGATTGTTGAATCTGGTATCAACTTATTAAGTTGGTCAGCAATTCTTTGAATAATTGTAAAGCTCAATCTAACAACCCCCTCAACGCCTTATCAAAGATTGGCTGCCAGTATTGAGGAAATTCCCCTTGAATCTGGATCACCGTTTTCTTCAAGAAAAAACGACCTTCAACCCAACCTCCACCGCCACGAGTTCGATGACCGTTTTCAACAAACGGCGCATACTCAACGTTATTCTCTAAGGTAAACGAGAACGCCGAACCACCGAAGCTCATCCCAGAAGTTGTCCAGCCACGACGTAGCGTACCAGTGTCAACTGGAGTAGCCGCTTTAACCGTACGGGTGGATTGAGTGGCTAACTTGCGCATCCCGTTACCAACTTCACGAACAATCTGTTTAGCCTGAACTTTGTTACCAACTCGCTTCGCAAACGCTTGGAATTGAGCGTCGTCAATTGTTCCGAACGCCATTGCTAACCGCCTCCTTTGCTTTCTCATCCCTTATCAATGCGACTTCTTGATGAGAGATGTAGCCAGTGTAAGCTTTACCGGACTGCTTATACTTATTAACTTTGCCGTTAGCATCGGTAATGTAGACATTCGAACCAGCAGGGATGTTAATGCCTGTGCGAATATACATCACAACGTCGTACTCATCCGTGCCGAAATCTTTTTGATCGGAAGGCTTTAATGACTTACGAGAAATCTTACATGGCTCATCTTCCACGATCACAACTTCTTTTGTGGATGTGATTGAGCCATCCTTAACTGGTTGCCAACCCGTAATATTGGCTTTGTCAAACCACAGAGCGGTGAGGGCTTTACCCATTTGCTTAAACGCCTTTTGCATTACCACTTCACCACCCTAAACTGATTTAACTGCATGAGATAATCATCAGTCAGTGAGTTAACGCCTTGCAACTCGGCATAGATTGCTGCCGGAGACTTAAACTTAACCGATGTATCGCCCTCATTTAAAGTATCAACGTTCGTTAAATTACCAGTCCCGAGATAATCATGTGTGGCAATTAGTTGCGTACACAATCCGATAATCGTATGGTCTAACGCTTCTGGTAATTCAGCTATTGTCAGGTGAGTGTAATTGGCGACATCGTTAATTACTTTTTCTAAAACAAATTCAATGATTGAATCATAGTTCTGATTCTCATTTTCGTTTGGGTTTAGCAGTTTCACCTTTTTCAGCAGTTCTTCAAACCGAGGATGCTTTTCCACTTATCTCACCACCTTAACTAGCCGGTGCAGTGACCGTGATTTCAGCTGTGCCGGCAATCTTACCATCTGCCTTAGATGTGGCTGTCAACGTGGTCTTACCAGCCGCCTTGCCAGTTACTACGCCAGCACTGACTGTTGCAACACCGGTATCAGTGATCGACCAGTTAACGCCTTTTTCAGTAGCGTTGGCCGGAGTAATCACTTCTTTCAACGTCACTGTCTTGCCAACTTCCACAGAAGCGGTTGCTGGGTCAATAGCCACCTTAGTAACGGCTACTGTTGGCACTGGTACCGTCACTGCCGGAAATTTAACCCGTTCAGACTTAATGCCATTCTCATCAATCATTTCGCCGGTGAAAGTACCTTCGAGATATTCTTTTGGGTCTAATTTGACGTGAATGTTTTCATTCTCGTTGCCAGTTCCGACTAATTTATCACCTTGATAAATATTAGCAGTTTTAACCAAGCTTATTCCTCCCTTCTACTTATAACCTAGAGTAAAGTCGGCTCCGTCACCATTTGGCTCTGCCTTAATTAAAGTGGGAGCCGCTAGGGTTTTGGGGTCGGTGCATCAGTAACGAATTCAATACCCTTGGTCTTAGTCTTCAAAAGCAAAACATCATTATATGATTGTTCGTAGTACAAGTAATTGCCACTGTTTGAAGCTGTTGGAGCATCGAAACCAACGAAGCTATACTTTTCAGGGGCAATTTGCACACCGTTGAAAATTAGGAACATGTTAATCTGTTGAGCATCTTCCACAGCTTTAGAACCTACCGTGAAATCGAACGCCGTTTGCATCAAATCAGACGGCACAACTCGAATCGTGACATCATCCAAACTGTAAACAGTACGTTGAACATTATTTGGATCAGTGAGGGTAAGCGTACGATTCATAGTTTCAGCATTGCGTTAATCTTAGGCGTTACATACAAGAATCGACCAGTACCAGGGATGCGTTGCTCGTCGAAGTTGACCATCATGTTATCGAAAGCAGTCAAGATATTCTTTTCATCCAGGGTATCTGTTGTAATACCACCATCGTTAACAGCTTTCTTTTCCGCAAACAATTTACTGAACATATAGCGATCCATTTCAGGCATCTTTTCATCAAGGTTAAATTGCTTAGTGATATTAGCGATACTGATAACCATATTGGATTCGTCAATGTCTGATGGGTCAACTAAGGTACTCCAATAACGTTCATTCTTCAGTTCATATGAATCCCAATCGTTAGAGTAGTTAGCTGCTGGTTGTGTAATCGTACGACGAGCACGATCTTTACGTCCCTCATCAATTGTTAAACGTGGTACTTTAATGTGCTTAGCGCCATCGAACTTAATAACACTATTTGATGGGCTGTTCCATAATTCTTGTGAGAACAAATGACCATCGTAAAAGGCTTGCTGAATGGCTTGTTGATAAGCTTCAGCATAGTTAATTGTTGCCATATTTTAATTCCTTCTTTCTTATTCTTTAAATGCGTCAACGAGCGTTTGAACTTCATTAGTATCGTCAGAGCCATCGCCACCCTTAGGGCCGTAACTGCTATGAGTGCCTTCATCAAATAGATAACCATCGGACTTCTTGATGGAAGCTAACTGATCGTCTAAACCGTCTAGTTTACCGTCATCAGTCAACTTGATCTTGTCCATGTCCAGCAAAGCTTCGGCGGCTTTAGGGTTACGAACCTTAGCAGCAGACAAAGCAGTGTTGAGCGCACCATTGAGTTTGGTTTGTTGCAATTGATTTTTATAACTTTCGGTGTCGTTCTTATACTTTTCCTGCAAATCAGAAAACTGACCGGATAAATCTTCGTTATCTTTAACTTGTTTTTGCAAGTCTTTTAAATCTTTATCTCGATCTTTCATCTGACTCTTTAAGGATTCGTTTTCCTGCTTGATTGCGTCCACGTCACCAACACTGGACTTGGCTTTCTCAATATCGGTTCCGTTAAGGGCCATGATCTTATCGATAGCTTCTTCAGGTACGTTTAAGTTCTTTAATTCTTCTCGTTTCATATTGATACATCCTCTCTCGCTAGATTTACGTGGGGCGGCCACGTTCAAGGTATTAAAAATAAGCAGTTTATTACGCTCATACTTAGGAGCAAGGTTAGTTAATACCAATTACTTTCTTCCACTCATCGAACTTCATGTTCTTAATGAGTTTACCCTTGCCGGTTTCACTATCTCGTGTCCATCGCTGTTGAACATCTGGTAGCCCTTTGATATGAGGTACCGTATCACACCGACAACGAGCATGAATCAATGGGTAGTTAATGCCGGGCTTTCTTTCTGATACTTTGAATATCTGACCGTCTAACTTGGCACACACTTCACAAGTATGAGATTCCAAAGTTGCCATATACTCATACTGCTCAATTTCGTTTTCTTCGTAGCTTTTAGCCGTGGCTTCAGAAGCTGCGTGACCCATTTCTGAAACTACCAGCCTGTGGATGTTGTTGTGTTTCACATCTTGAAAGCGTGCGTGCATCTGGGTCGTAATTCTCTGTGGCGACCAACCTAAGAAAGTGCCACGCATCACGGCGTCCATTAAATAGCTGGGTAATTCTTCTTGGTAGTTCTTCCAGATTCGTTTGGAGAAATCTTTACCGTCTTTGCCCCACGGCTGACTAACTGCAATCTTTAGTTGTGCCTCGTTGAACCTTGCAAAGTCAGCAGTTAACTTAGCAGTTTGAATCTGCGTATTAAAAGTAGTGCGCATATACGTATCATCATACTGCTCTGCTAAGGCGCTTCGCATATGATTAGTTTCGTTGCCGGCAAACCGAGCTGTATGTTGCTTCATCTGTTGTTCTAGAGCTTGTAGTCTTGCGACCCGAGAACGATAGTATTCATTGTTTAGTTCTTGAGTATGTCCGCCCGCTTTGGCTTTCTCCTCAAACTGCTTGAGAGTGAGTTGCCAGTGTTTGGTGTGGACGTTAGTTAGAATCTTTGCAGCGTCCTCTTTAGAAATACTGTTGTTAGCAGCATACCGAACGTACCAACCTTCCATTTCGGAATTCAAATCACGGAACAGGCCATTGAGTTCAGGTTGCAAAGCTCGTTCATAGGCTTCAGTGTCCCGAATTTCCTTAGCCTTGACTTGCAAATAGCGACGTTGCCAATAATCAATATTAGAGAGTTTACTCATTACGTTCCCTCCCTAACTATTTATTGTTGTCATCGTCATCTTCTTTGTTCTGGTCGTCATCCTGTTCAATATTATTTAGCGAATCCTGATTATCATACCCATCTCGCTTAACAATATCGTCTTGTCGGTCTTTGAGTTCTTGTTGCCAGTCATCCACAATTGGATTAGCTTTAGCAACAGCTTCATCACTAGAGTATTGCGCCACTTGTGACACTGTTTGAGCTTTCTCCAAGTCGTTTTGGACTTGGTTGCGATGCCAGGTTTGGCTAATCGGTCGACTATCAGCATCACCGATATGCAACCAGTTCATAATCGCCCGAATCAATGTGTTAAGCGAGTCGGTGAAGTAGCTTTCAGTCGTGCCAGCCTTAAGCTCTAAGGTACTGTATAGCATCTTAATTGCTGTTCCGGAAGCATTGCTATCATTTTTAAAGTCGGCCGGGTCAATTCCTTCTCCGTAAGTAAAGATGTCTGACTTAGTTGCTTCTAGCATAGTCTTACGAGCTTCCACAGGAATATCAATCGTTAGTTTGTCTACCCCTGATCGGTCGCCACTGCCATTACTTTCTAGAGGGATGGCTTTGGTTTCTTTTAGCTGTTTCATAAATTCTTCTAACTTCGTGCCACTGTAATTGGTTAGAACCAGAATCACTTCTTGCACATCGTCAATATCATTCACGAAGCCGTTGTATACGTTATCGTAAACGTCAACCAAACCTTTATACTTCTTTAAGTCCGGTGTTTCATATTTATTCTTAATAAACGGTACGAAAGGAACTCGCCTCAAGTTGTGGACATAACGATTGCTGGTGCCAGTCTCGGTTTGAGTAGACACGTCTTCAATCACAAAACGATTATCCAATGCTGCTAAGTCAGTATAATTGGGCTTTTGCGACTTAAAAACCGTCACATCTTTATCAGTCCAATACTCATGGACATTAAAACTCTTGCCAGTGTCCGGGTCTAATTGACTATAGGTTCTCCGAACTGCTAACAGCTTCCGATTTAAATCATTGGAATAAATTGGCGTCACCTGATCGGGTGGCACAACACCATATCTAAACTGTCCATCTTCATCAAGCCAATAGTGAGCCCAGCCAACACCTGCATTAGCGGCATCAACCACCAATTGATTCAGCCTTAAAGAAAATTCATCACCCAAAGCATCGCTAATCTTATTGTTTAAATTATCATCTTCAACATCAATGTCGGGAGGAATGGTTGCCAGGTAGGAGGCTTCTTGGTCAACTAATAGCTGGTGAAAGTTATGTGATACTCGGTTATCTGCTTTCCTTAAAGGCTCATCTTTACCCTTTTCGTTCAGCTTAGATTCGCCGTTGTTTCTTAACGTAATGTCGTTCTCATTAAGGTAATAACTAATCGACCTACGAAAACGTCTATTGAACTTTACCCGCCGTGGGTCGGTGCTTTTTAATAAGTCCTGCATTGTCTTTACATCCACTGTACGAAGCCTCCTCTCTTAATACCTAGTGTGTTAGCATTATCCATGACCATGTACTTAAAAGCATCGCAAGTATGGTCATTTTCTTTAATTACTTTAGGTTTATCGCTCTGAATAGTTTTCTCATCCCACTGATATTGGCGATGTTGTTGAATAAATATCTGGTTTTCAGGGATGTCTAAATAATAAACACGGCCCTGTGCCAAGAGATTAGAGACAAAATCAATCATGTCTGCTTCATCGCTTTTCACAACGCCGTGCCATCTGATGCCGGTTTCTTTAATAAATTCATTTCGTAAAGCCCCTTCAGCTGAATCAATCGTTCGCTTTATGGTCGGTGCTTGGTACTGCTTGTCAATCTTCTGAATAAACTTGTAAACTTCGGGAACTAAATCACTTGGCGCTTTCTTATAACTTTGATTCATCGGAGAATAATAGTAAGTGTTCAGCAAAATTAAATTATTTTTAGCAGTTATCGCACCAGCTAAACAAGTGGTTGCCGAATTGATATGACCAGCATCCACAGCATAAGCAATATGCTGAATGGGGTCGTCACTTGGTAATTCTTCAAGGGGATGGAACAAATTCATGTTATAAACATTAGTTCCTAATCCCACCGCTTCGCCTAGATACAAGTAGCGGTAGTAATCATAATCATTTTCTTTATACCGCTCGATTAACTTCAATTGCTGGGGACTCGTCACCCCTAACTTGTCATCTAAATAGGTTGATGTATCAATGAAGTAATCATCATCGCCTCGCTTGTCATCTACCCATTCGTTAATCCATTCATACGGGTTCTTTGGTGGATTGTAAGAATAGTAGACCGGAACATAATCAACCCATTTAGATTTTTGTCGGATAAAGGTTGGGTTCGTTTGGTCAAAGACTTCCGGACTTTTAAAGTTAGCCGCTTCTTCGTACCATAAGGCAATCACGTTACCAATCGTGTTGGACTTTAATTTGAAAGGATCGTCCACACCATAAAAGTAAAAGGCACTCCGAGTACGTCGATGGACAATCCGCAACGGTGAGGTTCGAAAGACATACTCATCAGTCATGTTAAACATCGACAATGCCCAGGATATTTGGTCATAAACTGAATCTCTTAGATAAGTTGCGTTCTCACGCAAGCAAACAATATTAACTTTATGATTCATTTGCGTGTGTTTCTTCATCAGCATAACTAACTTCATTGAGATGGTTGATGATTTAAACGAACCACGACCACCACGAGCAATGATGTACGATGCGTTAGTGTTCCACAACGTTTTAAAATGCGGTTGGATTAATTCAGAAGTTTTAATTTTCGTCACTGAAGTCATCAACTAACACCGTCCTATCTGCTACATCTTCTGGATTTGTAATTAATTTAGCTTTGTATTCAACCACATCAGCTTCAGCATTAACCTTGCGTGCCTGTGCCTTAGCCAATTCATCTTCTTTAACCGCCGATGTTTTATCAAGGATATATGAAGCGGTGTTGTACCGAACCAACTCTGAACGTGCATTAAGCAAATTATTCATAGTTTTAACGGCCTTACTTCTCAAATCAGTCAGCTGATAATTATCATATTCTGCTTGAGCTTTCATAAAATTCTCATGAGTCTTCCAACTTGATAAAGTCGAATCACCAACCTGAATTTCTTTAGCAATTTCAGACTGCTTCATCTGTCCCAAAAACAACAAGCTAATAGCAATCTGCTGCTTTTTTGGGAGAGATAAAAAGGTCTTTAATTCTCTAGCTTTTTCACGTTTCACTTCATATCACCACGCCTCCTTAAATTTATGTAAAAGAAAAAGCAACCATTAACCAATGATTGCTTTAGGGTCAATATATAGTCTCTCTTGATTTTCAGCATTGACAAGCTCAACAACACCATCAATCTTTGCAGAACTAGTAGCGTCTATTTTCAACGCACCATTTAGTGTTCCGTGTACACTAGCTACGCTCCGTAATTTCACAAACACATTGCCGTTAACAACCCCATTCAGAACGAACTTTGATTTTTCTGAAACATAAACATTTCCGTTTAACAAACCGTTAAGCTCAAATTCTGAACCATGTGCTAAGACAACGTCTTCATTAATTTTTTTATTGCTTTCATGTCTAATACCATCTTCGATATGCATAATATCCCTCCAAACATTAATTTAAGCATAACAAAACTCTGACATCACTGCCAGAGCTGTTTAGAAGGTATCTTAGAAAGTAAGTGTCAAAAATGACAACACGGCGGCAAGGAATCGAACCTTACATATGCCGTCCACCGCACCCAATTTAATATTCATGGGGGAAAATCAAATTTTTCTATACTACCATTGTATAGGGTTTAAACGGGACTATGGGAGCACGTTTTGGACATCATTTGGACATGTCGTTGATGGCATCAATTCCAAACAACATCACAGAAATTTCATGAATTGCAATTCGTTCATCACGGCGAATTGTTTTTTCATCCACATTGTACCTTCGAGCCAACTCATACCGATTCTGCTTGGGATGACCAATATAAACATCGTAAATCACATTAAATCGTCGCCTTTGTTCCGGCGTTCCCTCGCTACAGATTTTTCTATACCGTTCAACAATTTGATTAATAAACTGAATCATCTCTTTAGAGCGTGCCCGGTAGCCAAGTAATGAGTAAAGGGAGAGCTCATATTTAGACAACGGTGTTTCGTCTTCCAGCCTTGGTAGATCAACATCTAAATGGTTTTCTAATAGGCGGTAATTTTTTAACAGGTCTTTTGTATTACGTAATTGCTTTTCTGATTCAGTCTTTGCAAAATCTGAACCCTTGGAAATTAACTGATCAACTAACTTACTAATTGTTTCGTCTGATAAATCTAGAGCCACATTTTCACCCTCTATTCCATGGGATTTACATCAATAAATTGATTCATCAAATTACCGTCAAAATAAATCTGTGCATTTTCCAAAACCTGATCAACTTCAAAGGTTCCAATTCCTAAACTTTCTGCTAATTCTTGCTTAACTTCATCATTTATATCAATCGACATGCATTGCCGGATGTCGTTGACGTTATCGAAAACGTCCGATACTCTAATCTTCATTTATCTGCCTCCACCAATTCCGGATTTTCGTGAATTCTTCGTTTAATGGTGCCCCAATCGCATTCATAGTGATGTGAAATCCAGTTAATACTTTTACCATCTTTTAAAAATTCCTTTAATTCATCCAAAGGAACTTTAACTGTACGGCGAATTCTTATACCTTCACGCTGATGATTGGCTTTTACAGTCATTTCTATTTGCTTTTCCGTTGCTATATGTCCTTTCATATGATGGCTATTGTGTGCCCCTGCAACCATAATTGCTAAATTATCGATTGAATCATTCATCTTATTTCCATCAAGATGATGAATACAAAAGGTGCTGGGAATATCATTAAGCACTTCATATTCCATCAATAGCCTATGCACATGTATTTTTATTCCATCAATTGTTACTGCGGCATAGTTTCCGTGCTTATAAATGTGCTTAATAGACGTCATAGGATTTTTCGATTTCCATAAAGAAGCCTTTGTTAAAAGAAATTCATCAACTTCACAATTGCAATCGTTAATCCACTTTATTTTTCTTTGAATTTTAACTGTCAATCAAATCACCATCCGTATGCACATTACCAATAACAATCATTTTTCTCACAGCATAATACGGGTCAGATTCAGCCATCCAAACGTAGGGGTCCCAGAGATGCTTAACCAACTCTGGATGAATTTGCCAGCTATCTTGCATTTTGACTTTTAATAAATCCCCTTCATAGATATCCTTACCATTTTCGTCTTTCAATCCAGTAAACTGTTCAACAATATAAGCGTCCGGATTCATTTCGGCAAAGCTCAAAACGCTACTTGCCTGGCTAAGAAACATTTGCTGCATTGGTCCTTTGCTACCAAATGGCATATGCCATGCTCTGAATTTAATTTGTCTGGTCATTTTTCCGCCTCCACTGGTCGATACGTTATATCAAAAACAGCTTCAGAAATTGCGTAGTGCTCGCCAAACGGTCCAGTTGCAATCCAATCGCCGATGTGGAATTCCATCATGCCTTCTTTGGTCGGTATTAGTGGTTGCCATTCAGCATCTGCCGTTGAGCCAATCTCTTTTGGACGTGGTGGTCGAATGCCATACCTCTTGATTTGTTCTTCAGAACCATCAAACTGTTCAGCTTTAATTGTCGTAATTTTCTGATATTCTTTAATCATTTTTTGCCCTCCTTTTGGCTTCATCGGCTGCATCAATCAATTTTTGCAAATTCACGTCTATGGAATCGCCATCGGTAGGTCGTAGCCCATATTTAAGCGCTATTTTACGAATTTCGGGAAGGCCCTCACTTTCAAATTCCCGCGGTTCATAGCATGAGAAAAGAGTATCATTAGCAAAATCTATCATGTACCAAAGAAAATCGTTACCACTAATGGGTGCCATATCTTTAACTAATTGCTCATGCTCGCGTTGTTTTATCTTATCTTGCAACTGTTTTCCCTGTTTTTTTAAATCCTGCAAGCTGTCTTTGCCATCATCACTCATTTACCTGCTCTCACATCCTTTAACCAGCCTTCAACAATCAAGCACATTTCTCCAGACCATTCAAAACGTTTCGCAAGTTCATTTGCAAATTCCGCTGGTGTGCCATCATACTTTTTGAACTCGTTCACCGTTTGCAATCGACTAACATCTTGTGAATCATCCCATGGATCAATGTCAAAGATTTCCCAATTTACTTTATTTGTCATTTTTCATCCTCCTCAGCGTCCGCTATTCGCCTAACAGATAATTGATATTTTCAAGTTTTGACAGAATTTCATCGGTTTCTTCTTTTTCGTATTTTTCTACAAGCCTTTTCCGGATATCTTTCCAATTTGTAAATTTTTCAAAACCTTCTTGATTGTTAAGCAACGCGTCAGATTGATATGCGGTTAAGAACGGAATGCTTTTACCACCTTTAACGGGCTTTAAAACCAAGCTTCCCAATTCTGTATGTTGATAAAAGAACGAACGAATTTCACCAAAATAATCATCAGCCCGTTTTTCTGCTCTCTCATGAATCCGTTTTTCCAAGAATGTTTTATCCATGTTATTTTTTTATCCTCCACTATCTAAACAGTCTCACCGCATCAACCGGCAAATTATTCCAGCCCCACGGCACGGTAATTGTTGGGGTACCAACTTCAGCTATAGTAATTTCGTCGCCAACTTTGAAAAATGGTAATCGATCGTACTTGTAATAGTACAGATATTTGCCAACCAAATAAATTTCAGCTGAACCATTTTTCAAAGCCCAATGTGCGTGGATTTTAACTGTCTTCGTCATCAATATCACCTGCCAGATATTTTGCATACATCGCCAAAAGATCACCTTCGCCTGTATATTCCAAAGACAAAACGTCACCATTTAGCATGTGGGTTTTTAAAGTGTTCGGGTCAACTTGCTCAACAAAAGCAATCGCATTAGCGTTGATAAGAAAGTCTTTAGACATTACCCATTGTGGTTGAACGATTCTTCGCTTCATTTAACTTCCTCCACGGTGGCTTGGATAATTAACTTTCTAATATACATGGCTTCATTCTTAGAAAATGTTTCTAATAGATCGCCCCGTATTACACTGGGATTATTTTCTCCACAGATGAAGTAGCCATCACCATTACTAGAACGAGTAACAAATTGTTGTCCATCCGAACCAGCAAACCCCGTCAGCCTTACCCGATATTCAGGCTGGCAAAGCTGAACTGATTCATCATTTAAAATGGCATTGATTACAGCTTGATAATCGCCAATCGCCGTGGCATAGCTGGGCGAATAATTTTCTACAAAACTTTGGACACTTTCAACTGCATCATATCCAGAGGCAACCCCTTCGGCATATGCATCAAACATTTTCGAATCGTTAATTTTAACTGTCATTCTAAAACCCTCGCTTTCCGATAATTAAACACCGTGATGTAGGCATACTTCGGACGAATTTCTAGAATCCGGCTAATCTCCAGATAGTCAAACCCCATTTCATAAAGGTGTGGAATCTGTCGCCGAATTTGATTCACTGTAACTTTTGGTAAATCCGGCATCAGTCTTTCTTGAAATGCCAGTTTAGGTTCGTTCTCAACACACTGACGGATAAGCCACATTTCTTGGCTATCTTTCGGGGCATCCTGAACACTCCCCCAAGCCTCTTCACAGTTACGGATGAGTTCCAGTAAATCCGCAAAGAAAGCTTGGTGTTTGATGCGATGTTTGTTTAGCCGTTCGTAATATCGTTCAATTTTCTGCGTTAACAAGTCCATGCCGTTCACCTACCTTCACAAAGCGATAACGTTCGGGATGCCCATACTGCAATTTACGTAACGTTTCAGGATTCATGTCGTGATACACTTTTGCAATTTCGATAAATGTCCCGACCGTTACTAAATGTCCGTCAGCATAGAACTCATAGACTCTTTGGATTGGTGAAAAATCTGAATTACGAATAATCTCGCTGACCGTATTGTAAGATACTCCCACCATGGTAGCCGCTTCATACCGGGTATAGCCGGCATTAAACAAGTCTCGAATTTCTCGCTTAATCTCATTTTTTTCTTCATCTATTCGACGAAAGGGCATTCTACTCACAATTTGATGGCAAACTTGCAACTCTGGACATTTATTGGGTGCTTGCCTAACACTGCCGTATTTATCTTCCACAGCATGAACGGCTTGGATTAAATCAGCACTTAATTTACTCACTAAAATCATCTCCTTCTAAATTCATCCATACTAATATTCAAAGCATCAGCAATTTTTTCCATCAATTCAAAGCTTGGCTTTTTAATCTTCCCGTTTTTAAAGGAATACAACACAGAGTTACTTTTAAGGCTCATCAGTGTAGCCAATTTGTTAATTGTTAAGTGTTTTTGGTCTAAAATCAATTGAATTCGATCCCACATATTTTCCTCCATGTACAATATATTGATTGATTTAAAGATTTAATACGCAACATATTGCGTATTAAACATTTTTGTTATATTATTAGGTCATGTGCTAAAGGTCTCTAATAATGGCTTTTACGCAAATCTAGATACCGAAAGAAGTAACACAATGGCAGATATGAATATTAATGAGTTCAAAAGCTGGTCAGATAATTTCATTAAGAATAGTCAACAGATGCAAGGATCTCATAATTATGAGTTAGGCGATGTTTTAAACGACAAGTTCATCGCAAAGAACACTAATAGCTCAAACCTCGATGCGTGGTGGGATCGGGGAAAGTTTGGTAAACAAGCTTTAAAAGAGATCGATGAAAAGACATTGGACAGTTATGTTATCAAAACAACCAAATTCAAAAGTTGGCAAGATATGCTTGACCATGCTTCTGAAGAATATGTCTTTAATCGGCTTGGACTTTAATTTGGAAATTACGAATTTTGTCTAGATCCGTCTTAAGTTGCTCAACATCCTCTAGGGTTTGTTGAAGCAGCTTTTTTAATTCATTCAAGTTCGTCACATTGATTTCAATTTTTGAATTCATTTATTTTCCCTCCACAATTTCAATTGCATCTTCTACCGACCTTGCAACGCCGTATAAAACCGGATATTGCTTAATAAATTCCGCGAACCGTTTTTGATCATCCCGTAATCGTCCTGTTTCGTTTTTGCATTCAATAAAAAATACTTTGCCGTCTGAATGTCTAAACCCGAATAAATCGGGATAGCCTCTTGGTAAACCAGTATCAAACCACCGGTTATTTTTCATCAGTACTTTACCAACGTTAGCTCTAAAAATTGTGCAGTTGTGTGCCGAAACCGCAATTCGAATTTCATTTTGAATTTGATGCTCTGCTGTCAATTGATCGCCTCCACTTGATGACCGATTTCTATTTAGAAGATGGTCATGCCTATATCCCTTGGTACTATTGGCTTTTTAAATGTTTATTGTGGATTATTGACCCCAATGCCCCCTTTTCCTATTAAACTTTTTATATATTCTTATTTATTTTTTTATTTTCATAACAATAAGAGAAAAAGAGTCATTTGGGTCGTTAAGTTTCAAAAAGCATTGATAAACAAGAGTTTTGAAAGTGACTCGTTTAAAGAAGAATACGTCACCTAAAAATTAAATTGTTTGTTTTGAATAACCGACTTAATTTTAAAACCAATAAATCCTCTTTCGTTTTGTGTGCGATACCTTGCATAACGATTCCCAAGTTCTCGGCTTAATTTGTTTTTACTCATTCCGGAACCGTGAATCCTTTCCCATCCATCCCAGACCTCGGCAATATTTTTAAACGGTACCCGATAACTACCACCAAAATCAGCTACTTCGCTTAAGAATTGACCGACCGTGTCCATTTCTTCTCGGTATTCGTTATTTTCAGCTTGAACAATTGCCGGTGGCTTCAGTCCTTCACGTTGCCACATTAAGGCTCCGTCAACCGCCCAGTTTAGAATGCCGCTTTTTTCTCGCATCAATTTATCTTTCAAGTGAATGTCTTTTTGATTTTCAGGAATCTGCGCCAGGAAAGGAATGAAAATTAAGCGCCGCCAAATTCCGTGATCAGTGCCTCGAACAATCGGTTTGTTATTAGTAGACATCCAAATAGTTCCGGTTGGCATGAACGTAAAGGGTTCGGCATAAAGCTTTTTAGCGGTAATTGCTTCTCCTCCCGTCATTCGTTTAATTAAAGCTTCCGATAAACGAACATCGCTTTCAGTTTCGGAAGTTGCAATCATGCGGGCGCCTTTCATCAAAGATAATTCCGACATGGTAGTGCTATCCGTACCGCCAAATTTATTGACTAACAAAACTTCTGGATTAATCGTAACGGCGTAACTATTTAAAATCTCTCGTAAGGTTTCAACAAACACCGACTTCCCGTTAGCACCGTTAGTGTTGCCACCCTTACCATGGAGGATAATAAAATTCTGCTCACTCATGGTTCCCGTTAACGTATAACCAAATAATTTCTGTACAAATTTGATTAGCGTTTCGTCCGCCTGAAAAATTTGCTGTAAAAATTCTTGCCAGCGAGGTGCCTCTGCTGTGGGGGAATATTCGGCAGCGGTAATTTTGGTAAACATATCTTTGTAGGTTGTTTCGTGCAGCTCCCCATTTGATAAATCGACATAGCCGCTAGGCGTATTGACTGTGTTCAACTCCGTATCGAATTCATCAGGAGTTGCTGGAATCAATTTTTTAATTTCATTTAAAGCTGAGGTTTTACCAGCATTTTGTCGAGAACGCTTAATAAACTTTCCTCGAGCTTCTTTGGCAGCCTTTTCGTCTTTTTCACCAGGAACAATGTGCAGTGGCTCTTTGGGTAACTCTTCCACAATTCGATTAAATAATCTGGCAACCGTGTACTTCTTATCCTCATTCCAAACCTGACCATCAAAATACATAAAGCGTCGATTAATGGTGTCGTACTTGGCAATTTTGTAAAATTTATCATAGAATCGTTCTGCATTACCGGTATCATCATAGGAATAGAACTTATCTCGTTTTTTCTGTCGAGATTGATTCACCCCCGGAATAGATAAATAAAAATCATCTTTCTGCTGTTCTTTTGGCTGGTAAGTGCGTGAGGTATCTGCAATTGCCTTGTTCAGCAATCCAACTCCGTAAGTGGTCTTGCCGTGTTTTTCATCATACTTATCTCGCATCAATCCTGACGAGCGGAAAATTTCATCCATCTTGCCAAAGTCCTTAGCTGTCCAGAAAGCCAAATCATTAGCAAACGACATATCAGCTTCGGATTGACTGGAATACAAGCCTTCCCATTCGCCCCGGTATAACCTTTGAAATCGTTCACCGCTTCGACTAGTAGCTGCCGCTTTAATAATGTCGTTGGTAGCCAAATCATTTGCTTTAACTGTGGAAGGATGAAACAGGTCAACCACTTTACTTTCAGGTTCAATATATTTCTTGTACAAATAATCGACATTCACTTCACGAATCAAATTATTATCAGGATTACCAAAGAAGTTTCCCGTCATCGCAAAGAAACGACCATCTTCATACATCTCACAATTCTTGTGTCGGCGCTTCTCACCGTTAATCGTCCCTTTGACAATAATGTGTAGCCCTTTACCCGATAACGAGATTTCAGAATAACTGTTAGTGTGCTTCATAAAATCACTGACAATGTTATCGGTGTCGCCATGAGTAAATTCTTCGATATCATCAGCCACATTATCAACATCAATTCCAATGTAAGGGGGCTTGAAATAAAAAGCTAAACCATCTAAGTTCAATCGGCTAACCGCCGCTAAGGCGGTCTTAAAGTCAGTCCATGTGCTCTCGTCATTAGTCTTTCCTCCGTTTCCGGTCATTGGATTAATAGGAATTTTGGTAAATTTTTTACGCTCTGGCTTCCAAATTTTCTTGTAAACACCCCAGCGTTTCAGCTGTTTTAATTCCGCTGGAATCTGTCCATACATTTACATCACTCCTAGAATGGCAAGTCGTCATCTTGAATATCAATCGTTTCTTTATTTTGTGGGGCTTGCGGATTGGCATTATTTTGAGGTTTCATTTTATCTGGCCAAACATGCTGGACGCTTGGGAAGTTAGTTTTGCCCCAACGTTTTACATTGAGATTTTCATAGGTTTTACCTTTGTACTCCGAGCTCTCATTCCGTACTCGCACTTTAAGCGGTTTACCCACCATGTCATTCATAAAGTCTTCAAACGAGTTATATTGTTTACCGTCTTCCATCCCAGCCGCTTTCGCAATTTGAAAAATCATACTGTCGGGGTATTCACCGGTTTTCTTATTACGGTAAATTCGATGAAAGACATGGGCGTTTTGAAACTTCTGATCAGAAATATCATTTCGAATCACCATGTCGAAGTTCACGTATTCTGCACCCGTATTCTGGTTGGCGCCCTCCTCAACATTGCTAATAAGCACTTCATAATCACCGTTTTCCACGTTTGTATCTGTAATTTTTGAATAATCAACTTTAAAACTCATGCTGTTTTCCTCCTAGAAATTAAATAGTTTTTGGTGCCATTCTTGTTGGCGTTTTTCTTTTGAAACATGTTTCTTTTTAGCGATTCGATACGAGTGATAAACCCCACTAATAGATTGACGACTTTTAACAGCAAACTCTTTTAATTCTTCATCGGAAATTTCCTTTACCTGATCTAAACGAATGTGCATCGCTCTCGCTAACGGATAATTAACATTCCCTTTGTTAGTTTGCTTTTGGGCCTTTAATACTCGATAGATAGTCCAGAGTGATCGTTGCCGCTTGGGGCTTTTATTGGCTAGTAACGTTAGCCGCCCTTCTTTGGTACTTAACTCTGCTAATTCAGCTTTGACCTGTTCTTTAGTCCCGTTATAGTCCCGTTCTTCAACTGGTGCCGGTGCCCCACAAAGTGGGCATACTCGTTTTCCATCAATATTTTTCCACTTATGAAAAGTAGCAAAACAGGATTGACAAGTAATAATTCGAATCGCCGATTCTTTCCAATCACCCAGCGACCAATGATGTTCATCATCAGGCAACCCTAGCCGATAAACGTTGCCGACCTGGTCAATAATAATCGACGTTTTGTCTGGCTTATAACGCATCCCTCGCATAGATTGCTGAATATGCACCACCAATGAAGCGGTTGGCCGTAATAACATCACCACCGGTACGTCGGGGACATCAAAACCTTCCCCGACCAGATCCACATTACAAAGGACTTTGATTTTGCCAGCTTTAAAATCTGACATAATTTCATGACGTTTTTTAGCTGGGGTTTTTGCATCACAATGGACGGCTGAAATTCCGTGGCTATTAAATTCAGAAGCGTAGCGCTGGGAATATTCCACATTGTGTGCATATAAGATAGCCTGTTGATTGTTAGCTAACTTTTGATAGTTCTCAACCACATCACCAAAAATCGTTTTTCCAATTGCTTCAGTAATTGAATTATTTGTAAAATCTCCGGTGGATGATTTTTGTAATTGATCTGAATTGACATTGTTAATTGAAAAATACCGGTAAGGAGCTAGATAATGATGATCAATCAACCATCTAACCGATTGACCAAGAATCATCGAATCATAAACCGCCCCCAAACCTTTACCGTTCATACGCCAAGGGCTGGCTGTGAAACCTAAACGAGCAACCTGTGGATAATACTCATAAATTGTCCGGTACGTTTTAGCTAAACTATGGTGCGTCTCATCCGTAATGATTAAATTTGGTTTTGGCAGTTTACCTAAGCGATTTTTAATTTTACCCACTGTCATAATGGTGCAATGTTGAAGGTCGACCCCTTGTTTTTTAAACGAATTGGTAATTTGTTCAACTAATTCTTTACGGTGGACCATAAACAGTACATGACCGCCCTTACTAACCGTTAACCGAGCAATCTCAGCAATGATTACTGATTTACCAGAACCAGCCGGGCTAACAATTAGCACTGCGTGTTTACCCTTCTGTAGTTCGCTTCGGGCTTCGTTCACTAGTTCCGTTTGATACGGATGAAGCTGAAACATTCACATCACTTCCAAAATTAAACAATTCTTCGATTGGTGCGACCGTGCGATCATCGAGTCGATTCTTGGCATAAATCGAGTCATTTCCTTGTAGCATAACGCCACGACCATTAGTCTTGGGATTAATAATCAACCGTCCGACTACATCACATAACCCAAGCATGCCATCCAAAACAGATTGACGAATCTCTGGCGCATACTGATTAAACTTTTGCCCATTTTCAGTAGTAATCTCTCGTTGGGTTTCCCAAGCGGTGGTTAAAACATTGATGGGTAATAAATAAAAACTGGTCATTATGCGAGCAAAATAATTTGTCCACTGGGAATAGTCTTGCAACTCATTTGAAATCCCGTTATGACTGTCACGGCCTTTTTCAATAAACCAATCTTTTTCAAAACTTGAAACATTATCAATCACCAAATTGTCATAATTTTTAGCAAGTTCTTTCGCCTCTCGTAAGAAGTCTTCAACTTGCTTTTCGGGATGGGTTCGATCAAGCTCGATCACATCAACATTAGGTGTTCCGGCCAATACCTTAGCTGAATTATCTAAATCAAAAACCAACGTTTTACCGGTTAGGAATTTAACGGAACTCGTTTTTCCTGTCCCGGGTTTTGAATAAAGAATGATCCGCCAATTCTTGGTTCGCTGAAGGTCTTTAGCCTGCATAATTTTCATTTAGCCACCAACCCTTTCATATTGAATACCTTTGTTGTCCATATAAGCTTTTAACAGGTTCATTTCAGGAATTGTCGTTGTGATCTTTAAAACCACACTGTGTGAAACCACTTCGCCGGTCGTCTTATCAATGGTCTGATTGCCCTTTTGAACTTGGTTCGCCTTTTCAGTGGCTGCTTGCGCTTCGGCTCTCTGTTGGGCATCTTGGTTGCGTTTAACCTGATTATCAATTGCTTGAATTAGATAATTGACATCTTGACCTTGCTTTAGTTGGTCAATCCAGCCCGCTGGATCGATGTTGTATGCTTGGGCATACTTGGTAATGGCATTAATTCCAGTTTCTAAATCGTCATGCTTCTTTTTGATATAACCCATCACATCGGCAATGCCTTCAGTCACTTTCTTCTTAGAGGTTGATTTATTCAACCAGGTGGGGTCAATTTCAACTTCGTTTGATTCAACGTGATAGTTGGGTGCCATCTCCGCAATTAACGCTGTAACATGCTCCAAACGAGTTTGGCGCTGATGCTCTTCCAGTTCCTTTAATCCAACATCAATCGGGTTAATTGAAGCGTCTAACGTGGATTCCAAATCTTTAATTTGATTAGCGAAAGCCTCGTAAGGTTCGGCGTACTTTTTCTTGATCTCTTTGCGTTTATCATCCAGAGCAGCTTTTAGCTTGCGCAATTCCGCCCGACTGGCCTTGGCTTCTTTTTCTGTGGATGTCGACACAGCTAAGTTCTGGTACTTGGCGGCGTATGCTTCCACAGCCGTTTTTAGCTGGTCAAAGTTGTTGATTGAAATAACCGTGGGTCGATAGTCAATTGTGTAATCCGGTAACTTTAAGTCACTTGCCATAGATAAATAACCTCCTCATTAATTGTGAAATCCGTTGAAATCCCGTATACTTTAAATAGAAAATATTTTTATTAAAATTTCTTCTGCCTAGTGGTTGCCGCCACTGGGCATTTTTGTATTTTGACAACATTTATTTACCTCCCACGCCCCGCAGTTCATCCAGCAAAGCATCAATATTAGATTGCGATTTGGTTGTAGGTCCAATCAATGCTTCTTTCACTTCATTAACCAAGTTGTTTAGACCCTCATTCATCTTCGCCGCCTGATCAGCCTTTTCAATCGTGGTAATAATTTCGATTTCGGTATGCACTAACGTCGGTAGTTCTACCGGTTCAACCTCGTTAATTGCTTTATGCACCTTTTCCAAACTTTCTAACAATAGCTTTTTGTATTCTGTGTTCATTTACGTTTCCTCCTGTTTTTTTGCGATTACACCTTTGCTATACTTAGATAGAAAGGTGGTGAAAATATGAGACCAAGTGATAAAAGACGGTTGTTCATCTTGCAGTATTTATCTGAAAGAAATCATGATTCACACAAATCAGTTCTAATTAATTTATTTTCTGAAGGGCAAAAGCTTGGCTATGCTAGTGAAAAGTTAGAAGAATCTTTTGAATCGATGGATAATCATCATGACTATTTGCTAAACATCCAAATGATGTCAGTAATTGGAATGCCAAATCCTATTGAAAGAGTTGTTCTTCTAGGACACTCTTGGCTAACACAAGATGGTGAGGATTATTTGTACGAACTTCAAAATCCAGAGGAAGGAGGCTCAACGCTTCAAATGTCAACCTTTAACATAGAAAACTTAAATAACAATGGACAAGCAGCGTTTGGTGACCATGCATCTTTATCAGACGATCATTCATCAACCGTAGATATCGACAATTCAATTCATCAGCTTATTAAATTAAAACCTGAATTACCGGATTCAGTTGACCCTCATCAGTTAGATGAACTAGCTGAATTACTTAAAAAAATGATCGCAGGACAAGTTAAGCCTGAACCAGGTGCACTTAAAAAGTTTGGAAAGTTTTTAGATAAAACTTGGAAAGTTATTTCTCCAGTAGCAGCGCCCCTTATTGTTGCAGCTTTTAAACCTATTATTTTTTAAAGGCATTGTTATCACTGATACGTTGCTCAAACAACTTATTCCCATTTGCATCCCAATATTGTTCCCACAATCCAACATTCTCGCTGAAGCTTGGATTATAAATATTCGAAGGTGCTTTAATGACGACTCGCGTTACTTTCACCTGTGTTACTCCAATAACATTGTGAACATAACGTTTTTGAATCTTTTCTTGATAAAACCTTTCTTGATCGTTCTCCCTTTTCGTGGAACGATCTTTTTTTAATTTTTCGTTCATTTTTTCCGCCCTTTCTTGTGTTTAGCTTGTGACGTGTCAAATTGTTCAATCACCAGCGCTACTACAAAAATTCCAATTAATACATAGAAACTAGTCAAACCACTCTCTCCAAAAATCCGCCTGTTTTCCTCGAGCTTTCATGGCTTTATATTTTCGATATTCAGAACCTAATAAAAAGGTGAATCCTGAAAATAACAGCCAGCCAACCCATGTTGGTAAAATCCAAACCATAATTATCATTCCTTCATGTAAATCCGTCCCAGGGATTTTTACATTTTAAATTTTCTATAGAACTCCTCAATATCCTGCTTGTCGATTTTGCTACCAAATGGCGTCATGGTAACTTTTAGACCGAGCGCCATATACTTATGGAGCGTGTTATATGAGCCAATCCCCATATATTTCATTGCCTCTTTGTAATTTAGGTAGCGTTTTTCGGTTGCTTCCACAATGGACACCTCACTTTCGGTAAAAACCAACTACAAACTCTTTTAGATACTTAGATAATTCGTCGGTTCCGCCGTCCAGCATATTGAAAACTTGCTGTTTATTAGCATTTACCAGTTCTAGCTCGTTGGTTGCATCTGCCAGTTCTTCAGTTGTATAGCGATCATTCACATTAATTCCCATTGCCATAGCAACATCCGGCATCGATACATTCCATCCATTGCTAAGCTTTCTAAAACGAATCGTATGGCCGTTCCATGCAACTGTTTTGAACATTTATATCCCTCCTACTTCAACCCCAGTACTTTATAAATTTCCTTACGAATCTGAATCGAACGTGGTGACATGTCGCCGTGAACTGCTCTGTTCAAAACCTGTGGATTAACATCGAGTAACTTCGCAAGTTCAACTTGTGTCATGTCTCGATCCAGTAAAGTACCCTTGATTTTCTTCTTGATTTCCTTGGCGCCCTGAACGATGATTTCTTCAGTCAAATAGCTCACCTCCGTTCTGTTATTTTTTCATCAAGTAATTGACTTAAATTATTCGATAGAGTAAAATAAAGTCATGCTTAAATAAGCCACTTAAAGGTAACTATTAGCGCACTCGCCAAAGTATTTAGCTAATAGCCGTACTTTTCTGTTGCTGAATTACTTGATGAATTAATAATAATTCAATCGAGTAAATTTGTCAACGATTAATTACTCTATTGAATAATATTGATTTGTCATATTAGGGAGATTACTGATATGACGGTATATGAACGAACAAAGAAAATTGCTGATGAACGTGGATTAAGCCTTCAACAAGTTGCTAACAAGGCTGGTTTAGGGATAAACAGTATTTATTCTTGGAAAAAGAAAGATCCAAGTATTAGCAGACTAGCAAAGGTTGCTACTGTTTTGGGGGTTTCTGTAGATCACTTACTTGGGGAAACAGATAAACCTTCCAATAATAAAAAAGCAAAGCCGGTAGTTGACTTAAACAAGGATGATGCAATTTTAACTTTTGACGGAAAACCTATTCCGGAGGAAGATATGGAATTAATAAAACGATTATTGGGGAAGTAATGTCTATGGATGATTTAGTAACTGAACTATTAAACTATGCTTTTGATCGGGGGATTTCTGTTGTATTAAACAATAAACTACAACCCCATACACCACCGCTTGCTGACATTGATAAGAATAGAATTGTCATCAATTTAAACTGGTATCGTCCACGACAGATACCGCTGCAAATTTGTCACGAGATAGCCCATATTGAACACCACGATGAAAATGTTCATGTACTCGCTTTTTCTTCTATCTTTTCAAATCCAAAAGATGAACTTTCTGCGAATACGTTAGCTATCAAAATGTTAATACCTCGCTTTTTCGATGATGTCGAACCAGAAGATATTAACGCACAAGATTTTATGGACTATTTCGATATACCGAGCCATTTATATAAAAGAGTCGTGGAAGAAATCCATAAATATGTTGAAAAGCATTATTAATTTGAGGTGATTATTTTGGAAAATCCATTTACTGAAATGATGAGATCTAACGGTGTTATATATGTAGGCGATCATATTGAATTCCGAGATACTTTAATGCGTTGGATCGCAATATATTTTTCTGGAAAATGTTATAGATACAATGGAAAAATTCTAAATGAAAAGGATTCAGAAGAAGTTGCATTTGGACTGATTTATCTTTTTGATTATCTGGAAAGAACACACAAGAAAAAATCGTAATCATCAATTCTTTTGTCCAAACGCTGAAGACATTAAAAGCTGAAATATCTGGAGGACGAGGGTATGAAAAAAGCAATAAATTTAGGGGTAACCGTTGCAAGTCTATTTTTGCTTGCTGGTTGTGGAAGTAGTAATTCATCAAGCAAAAACAGTTCAAAATCTTCTGATAATAACACCCATGTGGTAAAAACTCAAAAAAAGAAAGATCGATATTTCGAAAATAATTATCTTAAGCTTGAAGATTTCACACTCAAAATTACAAAAACTTCTGTTATTCCTGCGGGCCAAAAAGGAAATGACTATAGCAAAAAGCCGATTTTCGCTATCTGGTATACAGTAAAAAATACCAGTGGAAAAAGGATTGACGCAACAGTTGCTTCTTCCGTCTTAGAAGCCTCGCAGGCAACTAAGAGTACTGATCATGAATTGGCCAACGCAATTGCTCCTGACGATGAGTTAATGAAAACTCAAAGTGATGTAATCAAAAAGGGTAAAACTGCCAAGGGTGCAATGGCTTGGGAACTTTCAAGCACTAAGACTCCTATTAAAGTTCGTGCGACACCCGTTGGTGTTGACTCGACCGTAGGCACTCAAACATATAAGATTCAATAATAAATAAAAACAGCACATCCCCCACTCGCCAAAGTTTAGGATGTGCTGCCAGATGATACATATACAAGGGATGACTATACCCTTTTACTTAATATTACATGAAAGGTGGTGATGCCGCAATATTCCTTTAAAATCCGTCCCAGGGTGAAAGGAATAACAATGCTAGAAATTAAAAAATATTCTAATAAAAAGGGTGAAACTCTATATCAGTTTCAAGTTTATCTTGGCGTTGATGAACAAACAGGTAAAAAGCGAGTCACCCGTCGTCGGGGATTCAAAACTGAACGGGCAGCAAAATTAGCCCTATCACGACTGCAAACTCAGTTTGAACAAAATGGGTACAACCAACAAAAGAACATTCTTTTTAAAGATGTTTATGAAGAATGGTATCAGGCGTATATTAATACTGTTCGGGTTTCGACTTATGCTAGAACCAGTAAAATGTTTGATAACCATATTTTGCCTGCTTTTGGGGACAAACGAATTCGCACCATTACCGTTAACCAGGTTCAGTTAGCGTTGAATCAGTGGTTCAAAATCGCACCTGTATCTGGCTATAAAAGATGGTTTCAGTATACTACCAGCGTTTTTGACTATGCTATTAAGTTAGGTTATATGCCCGACCGAAACCCAGCAAAAATGGTGACCATCCCCCACCGAAAAAAGAAACCGGGAGACAAACCGCAGAACTTTTGGGATCGTGACCAATTAAATAGCTTTTTACAAACGGTTAAGAATGATGGTGACTTTGAGAAATATACGCTGTTCAGAGTGTTAGGCTATACTGGAGTTCGCCGTGGTGAATGTCTAGCGCTTGTATGGTCAGATATTAACTTTTCCAAAGCAGAACTAAGGATTAATAAAACCCTTACGCAAGGGTTACGGGGAGAAACCATTGTTCAACCACCCAAAACCACAGCTGGCTATCGAACAATCCCACTAGATAAAATGACAGTTGATGTTCTCAAAAATTGGCGTAAAAAGCAACGTAAGATATATTTATCTCATGGAATAAACGTTAGCGCAAAATCCCAACTCATTTTTGCAAACACAAAAAATGGTTATAAGGGATTAGACACGCCTCACAAATGGTTAAAACCATATTTGGACAATCCTAAAAACAGGTTAAAATTTATCACTGTTCATGGCTTTCGAAAAAGTTATTGTACCGCTTTGGTAAGTGCTGGTTTGCCAGTTAAAGAGGTGCAGCGACGAATGGGCCATGACGATGTTCAAACCACTCTCGATGTCTATAGTTTTGTGACTAAAGAACAAATTGACAAATCGACTCAATTATTCGAGCAATATATGAATGGTTAGCCAAAAGTTAGCCAAACTGCAAATTTTGAAGAAATAAGCGCTCTAAACAGTGTCACAACGGGATCTTTATTTTCTTGACATGGTTTCCCGCCGACTCCATCATGAGTAAAAGTCTTGCTGTGATTTGGGTTGTAACTCCTAACACAACAAGGCTTTTCTTTTTTCGATATTCAGTTTGGAATTGATTTACATGGAATCAATGGTAGCCATTTTGGTAGCCATTGTAACAATAAATGGTGTCAGCCTGAACGGAAGCATCTCTAGAAATAGGGATGCTTTTTACTTTAGTTTTTAAAATATCATTACTGAAAATATAAATGGTGTCCCCTATAGAAATGCCCTACATAACTTCTCTTCCCTCTATATCCATACCCATTATTCGTCCATGCTTTAAATAAATATACTTTTATTGACTTATAGTTCTTGGAAAAAACAACGCCGGCTTCCACCGGGGTATGGCTCCCTACACCAAACGGCTGCATTGCACCGCCTACATAATAACGGTGTGCAGAAGCTCTTTGATATGCCATAATCCACTTATTACTTGAAAAAACGCCATATGGACCTGTATTATTGTTACTTTGTTTATTTCTATTCAGGACGAAACCTTCTAAGTTGAATCGAGCATTTTTTCCACCTGGGGTAACAAAGAGACTTTGATACTCATAATAATGATGGAAATCTCTATTCTTTAACTTAGCTGTTTTGGTTTTCCAGCTGTATCTCAATGCTTTTGGTGGATTGTGAGAATATGATGAAGCAGAAACGGAAAAACCCATAAACAATGTCAAACATATAACCAGTGACAAACTCACCAGCCAAACTAGTCTTTTCAC